CTCGTGAGCCTTTGTTCCTTCTCCAGCCATAAGACCAAAGACAAATGCCCGACGTTCTCCAGATGTCATTCGGAGCACTTTCTTTACAGCAGATTCTTTGTCTAGAAAGTCTGCATACTGAAATTCCCCAATGCCTGGGCCATCCGGACCACGTGCTGCTTGTATCAGATTGGGTCTAACATTGTTAGCTTTCGGTCCAACGTCTTTCATCGGAGCCAAAAATCTTTTTCCATCTTGTTCCCAAACCCATTTATGGTCTGGAGTACAATTCACAGCAAATTTTGCATTTTCATAATGATCTAATTGCGTCGGTGGCGTTATATTGATGTTCCTCAGTGTGGTCCATTCCATTTCACCTGTTTCCAGGTTATATCCCAAGACACAATCACCCACATTTATTTCGTTGTATTTTTTCCATCCACATTGTGTCAAGATTTCTGAATCTAGGCTTACACAATATTCTTGCTTGTGATAGTGACCGATAATACAAACTGCGGGTTTCTCTCCACCCTGGAATGATTCTACCAACTTCTGGCTAGCATATGAGAATGCGTATGAACTACCACCACCGGCATGGATCACCTTGACAATCGCTTTGCCTTCGGGTGCCTTCAGTTCAAAGTCGGCCTCCATGTATCCCATGTACACAAGGTCTTCTCGGCCCTGTGCTTGGGCTTCTAACATCAGGAAGCGACCAAACTCGATCCCTTCTCTCTGTTGGAACCAACCTTCGTGGTCGTCTCCGTCAACAAAGTAGGTTTTGATGCCTGGGCGAGCGGGCCAATGGTCAATGGCATACTGGCACTGATCGGCTATGCCGTGTGCCAGAAGTTCGTGTGTATTGAAACGACATTCACCGTCGATGTAGTTGCCTGGACAAAATACTGTAGTGATACCCCGTGCTGCAAATTCATCATAGGCAGCGTTCATGACATCTAGTCTCTCGGCTTTGCTGCATAAATGCATATCTGCGATAACGCCGAACGAGATTGGTTTGTCGTGGAAGTGGTTTGCGATAACGATACTACCACTCGATTGTTCAGCAGATTTGCCCAATTGAACCGTGTTGCCACGTCGCTGGATGATATACCCGCGCTCTTCCATGTCATCGACTACAGCCATCACGTCATCTTCGGTCGAATGCATCTTCTCTGCAACCTTAGCTACTGTTGTGGCTTTCTTGATTCTTCGAGCTACCTCTGATCGAAACAGTGGATCGCTCGGATCGATACCGACCTGTGGGATTCCGGCCATGATAGTCTCGGCCTGGGTGATTAGCTTCCGAGCTTTCCAGACCGTTACGCCTAATTCGCTAGCAACTTCTTCTCGAAGTACACCAGTGCTACCGGTACGGTTATGAAGCCGAATCAGTCTAATCACTTCTTGAGTTTGCTCGTCTAGTTGGGGCTTCTCTTTTGCCATCTAGCTACCACCTTTCGTAATCTCACACACACCACTCGGACAGTCGTTGACCGCAGCTTCCTCTTCCATTCGTCCTAAGTGTTGTTTTGCTTCAGATAAGGGCACGGGGACCAATGGTGATTCGCCCTTGCTTCCATCCCGATATACGGTTATCCCCTTCAACTCGCTAATGTATTGTCTCATCTCTTTAGACAACTGTTCCACAGGATGGTCGGTTGGTAGGTTTACAGTCTTAGAGATAGAGTTGTCTATATGCCTTTGACAAATTGCCTGCATGGCTAGATGAGCCTCTGGCACAATGTCATGAGCACCCTGGAAATGTTTCGTTGACTTACGAGATTCTAGGAATTGTTTCAGCAATGGATGCACCACAACCTCCACAGCCCTATCCCTTTCACCGTCATCGTGCATATCCTTATGTTTATTGAAACGTCTTTGGTAAACGGGTTGGAACAACGGCTCTATTCCAGAAGAACAACCTGCGACAATAGAGATTGTCCCGGTGGGTGCTATGGTTAACAGGGCACAATTGCGAAGCCCGTGTTCTTTGATAAGTCGATGATGTCTACGAGGTAGACACTTCTTCACGAACCCAGTCTTGATATGCTGGTCTACATCGAATGCGTGGAACGACCCCTTTTCTATAGCCAAGGTAATGCTCGCATGATAGGCTTGCTTCTTCACGAAATCCATCACCTTGTCAACAACTTCTCTCGCCGCCTTACTTGAGTATTTGAGGCCCAGTTCGAGCAACATGTCATGGAGTCCCATGACGCCCAAACCAATCCTACGGTACTTTTGACACGTCTCTTGGATGATAGACATGGGATAATTGTTCTGATCGAGAACGTCGTCCAAGAACCGCACGCTCATCGCTACAGTTTCTTCGAGCAAATCCCAATCGACATCGCCGTCGATGACGTGGGTGTGTAGATTAACTGCGCCAAGACAACAACAATCGTAGGGGGGCATCCAAATTTCACCACAGTTTCCGGTATAACTGTATGCGGTAGGAAATATGTGTTGTTCATGATCTACTGAAATGTCCCATACTTTTTCTTTGCCACATTCCCTAACATTTCTAACAAGAAGATATGATTGCCCATCTATTGGTTGTGAACGTAGTGATGAGTGCATTTTAGACAGTTTATCTTTTTTTGTATTATGTGATATTGTGAAAACATTCGTGAACTCATCTATATACTGAGTTCTGTAATCCCCCCTATTATATGTCCCAGATTTTCCATTTGGAAAACTAACAAATGCTTTGCTAAACCTATATGTCCCATGTATTCCACAAAAAGACAAAAGCTTAGATATATCTTCCAATATCCCTTTTCTGGAAGATGTCAAAACTATCACATTATTTGGTTCTGACACCGACCCATCCGCAGAAAACAATCCATCTATGAAACCTCTTACATAGTTATCGTTAGAACACCACACACTGGACGGGATACCATTTTTATCTATATCGAATCCAAATTGATCTATTATGTTTTCAATGAATTCCTGATCGGTTGTCTGTATGTACCAGCAGTTGTCCTTTTGGGTTATCGTGCTTGGTCTTTTTTTTCTATTATTGACATAAACAAGTATTCTCTCGGCTAAATACTTTTCATTGGGACCAAAAACCATCCCCAAAGCGTACCGGTTGTTTTGTACAGTATTATTTCTAAGAGAAATCCATCCGTCACCCAATAGGTATCCCACAAAAAACCCATCTTCTTCGGTAAAATCTGGGTTCCCACACAAACCTAGTGATCTGTTAGGATGAGATAGTATTTTGTCGTTTTTCTTTAGATCACCTGCTGCAATTCGGCATATTCTTCCATGACTGTCTACCACTGGCCATTTATGATCTGCTGTTGACCGTAAAGTTCTATTTCCTCCAAAATCAATTTCTAGCATATTGGCATTGTTGCTGGATAGACGACACACAGCATGAACAAGCTTCCCATCAGGTGTTCTCGTTTTGAACGATTGGTCCTCCAATTGTTCTATTTTTTTGACACCGTTAGATGTATAGACAAGAGTTCCCGCTGGCATCGATGGATTTGTGCTCACTAGATCGTGTCGGTATGAAATGGTGTTCATCGCGTTGGCTAAGCCGATATTCAATACTCCTGGGTCTCCACTCTCCCAAGCGTTATGTACAATCTTGTCCCAGATATCCTTGGCAGCAATCCTGCCACGCTCTTCACCCTGCCACCTGAAAATGACCTCCCCTTTTTCGTCGAGCAATTTCAGAAAGGCATCGTCGATACAGACTGAGATGTTGGCGTTGCTTAGCTCACCCTTGTCGAGTTTCGCTTCGAGGAATTCCATCAGATCGGGATGGTCGTATTTGAGACAGAACATCAGTGCCGACCGCCTACCGCCGCCTTCTCGTAGTTCGTTGCATACTGCGTTGATGCATCTCATAAGAGACACAGCCCCAGTAGCTTCACCACCAGTGCCTCGGATGGCCGAGCCTCGTGGTCTGACCCTTGAGAAATTGAGTCCTATGCCGCCACCAGTTCCAGAGATAATGGTTACTGCGCGTAGCGCGTCTCCCCATCCTTCCCTAGAATCAAGATCGTCTGTCCAGACGAAACAGTTGCCGGTTAAATAACAACCTTCTTCTATGACGAATGTATGAGTTTCTTGTTCTTCACAACAAAAAACTTCTTCCCATCTATCTGTCGGCTCAACACCGATAACTTTGACAGAATGTCTATTGCGATTTCTGTCTGCTGTTATAGCAAAATTATCTCTGTGTTTGTTTTTCAGCAAAAGACTATTGTCTTGTTTATCATCATTGAAAAACGATTGTTTTGCAAAGGTCAGTTTATATAAAGCTGATGGTTCTCCGTTAAAAGGATTGACATCGCGATCTAATCTGATAGAAGATGTTGCTATTCCAACTTCTGCGCATATCCTGCGAATATATTGTATCGTTTCAAGGTCTTTATTGTGTCCCATGACCATACCACGTGAGTCTACGCACCCATCGGCGGCGATCCATCCTGCTATGAAACCTCTTAGATAATCTTCTCCTTCGTCGATGTCTGGTAGTTGTTTGAAAGAAGCTGGTAGTTTCGTTGCTACGTCGGCGTCTATCGATGGCCAATGTGTTTTGTTATCAAAATGATCTGCGACTAAATGTTTGCTATCTCCGAATTGCGGCATATGAGATAGACGACCATCACAATATAAAGAACCATCACCGAAAACTAAACCATGTCTAACTCCTTGCCGATATCTAACTTCATTCTTTATTTCGAAGCTTTTGCGGCTCTGGACCAGCAAACAATATGGACCCCTCCGATGATCTTTCCCCATAAGTTCTGTTGTCTTTTTCTTAACCAAGCCATGCCCACTTTTGATAACAGGCCATTCATGTTCAGCCGTAGCAAATAGTGTGTCTCCATTTTTAAGGATGATCTTGTATAGTTGTTGCTTGCCAGCAGAGAACCATGTTGCATCTCTAAAGACGCCATCCTGAGAAAGAACTTCTGCTGTCGTGCCCGCTAGCAAATAAATAGGCACAAGACCATATTCTTTTGTATGGACTAATGTATCCTTCTGTAAGCAGTTCAACATTTGCCCACGTTGACGGCCAGCGCCTCTCCAGATGCGTCCCCCTGGAGAAAAACGATTCGTCTGCAAGATATCTAAGAACCTAGCGAAGTATTCATCCCGCTTGGTACCCATCTCTGCATCAGCGATCGATCTGGCGACTCTTTCACAAGCCTGTCCAAACGTTTCTTCTGCATGGATAGCGTACCTATCCCGGAAAATTTGCAGAGCAAATCCATCTGGATTGTATACTGCTACACTCACGAAGCCTCTCCCCCTTTTATCTGCATACGCCCAGCGCTGCCGGGCGTTTCAAATGTTGGCTGATCTGTACCGGGTTGTTGTGCCAGATACGACGTGACTAGTGTCCTGAACGGTTCTATGAAGTGGCTGCGATATTGTTGCTGTGCAGCATATGAGCGAGAATCTGCGATGCGTAGAGCAAACCAGTTGTCGATGTTTGTTGGTCCTACATCCGCTACAAACTTGCGGATTGTCTTTTCCCTAGCGGCGTTGCTTACGTCATACATGTGCATCGTTATCAAACGAACAACTTTATCTATGATGTCTTGTGATGCTTGCCATTCTGTCAATTTGGTTTCTGCAATGTTAGCGGATGCTATGGCGTGCCCTGGGAATCTAGGCAAGGAAGTATCATCCATCGGTTGTACGTCACACTTACCCAAATCATGGAACAAGCCAGACAACAAAGTGATGGGGTTTTTGGGTGTGATTAAGTCGATGACAGACATCGTGTGTTCCCAGACAGATTGACCATTCCTTTGAATGACTAGGCGGGTACTCTCTAGTTCTGGGAACTCCCCGTCTGGGGTTACCCAGTAGTCGCTAGGCAAGCCACCTGCTTGCATTCCAAGGATGATCGCGTCTACTGTTTTCATGGACAGGTTACCGAATTCTGGTCAATGAAATCTCTTGCGACCTCAATCGAAATGGCATGTGATAGATGTGGGATAATCTGACCGTTGCCTGCGATAGCAACACGAAAAGGAATTCCTATCATGTAGTAGTGGCCATCGTATTTCTTGAACAATCCACCGCCACTTGATCCTGGAGTGATTTGTGCAGTGTTGCCGTAGATAACCCATTCTTTCTCACCGTTGTTCCCTGTGATTATCTGTGAGATAATGCCCGTTGTCGGTGCTGGCGCACGCCCAAGTTGACAACCTATTGCGAATATTTCGTCAAAGACACGTACTTGTCCCAACATGTCGTTATCAGCAAATGCTGCTATGGCTAATTTCTGTTTGGTCCTAAACGAGAGAATCGCTAAGTCGTACTTGGTGTCTTCAGCCACCACCTTGGTACGATGTAGTTCAAATTTCTTTTCTTTGTGGTCAAAAGTAGTGATGCCGCAACCGTGATCAGTTGTGATCTTCTTGACTTTACCTGTTAACAAATTCACACCCTGTATGACGGTGACGAATCTGGTTTGTGTCACATGTGCATTGGTCAACACGCGATATTCGAATACTTCTTCGGTGTCTGTTTCGATACAATCAATAACGGTCCCAGAACCACTACCTTGCCATGTTTGCACGAGAACCGTAGTGTCTCGCATTTCGTTTTGTTTGAGTGCTATCTCATCTACTACTGGTGGTAGAACTTCCGTCTCTGCTGTTTTTTCAACTGCTGTTTCTTCTGCCTCGACTACTGTAGTTTCCTGTGGAGGATTTTCACCTAGCCCAGCTTGGGTCATGGCTACCGAACCAACACAGAAAAGTAAGATCATCATAGAGACGAAGCAGGGTCTCCACCTACACATAATGTCGCACTCCCTTCAGAAAAAGAAAGTGAGGCGACTCCCCGACCGAGAGCCGCCCCACCCGATTTGTTCGACTATCCAGCGAATTCTTCGACGGCGGATAGTGCGCCGTCTATGGCCGAAGAGACAAGAGCCACGATCAACTCTTGATCTTCTGTGATATTCAGATTGGCCGATACTAGGTATCTCTCAATCACGTCGATGATAGTTAAACCGTAGACTTGATACTTCTGTGGGAGCTTTACACCCACCAGCGTTCGAGCGCCAGTAAAGTCTGGCTGACCGGGCACAGCGAGAAGGTCTCGCAGAGCAACCAGATACCCCTTGACCAGTTCTACGTCCTCTGCTGGCATCTTCGCCTTGGTCAAGGCGATTCGAGTCGCCAGATTTGAGAACATATTGATGTCGGCCTTTAGCTGCGGGACATTATTCTGCCACCTGCCGCCGCCATCACCGAGCGTAGCACAACCCATCATAGGTAGCGACATGGCTACCAACAACACCGAAACGATCCACCATTTCTTCATCTTTCCACCTTCCTATTCATCAAGAGACCAACTGACCCGTTAGAGGTTTATACACCGTGGACCGATCACTCTGACCGATCCCTTTGCCATCTTTCACGGCACCGATCCTTGGCTTGTTTGTTTTCGTTTCCCTCTTTTTGACGACCATATTTCCAGGTGCGTCTTGGACGCTTGGGACCACCCTGCTTGACAACCGAACGATCGATTTGGTAACACTCCCCACACTCGACTCGACCCGTCTTGGGATTCGTGTGGGCTTCTTTACACGCACCATGACATCGCAACTGATGCCCACCACCACAGGCACACAAATCAATCCCGAGCAACCTCTTCAGTCGCTCAATCTTTTTCTGCTCTCTCTTTTTCTTGTTGCGACCTCTTTCGTTCGCCATGACTTACTCCTGCCCCATTTCGCACTTCTGCCTCATCTTGTCGATCGCCCTACCCTTGATACGGCAAATAGTCGAAGGAACGACACCTTGATCTTGTGACACTTCCCTCATCGTTTTCTCATCGAAAAATAACCCCGTGATGACAGCACGTTCTTCGTCGTTTAGACATGCCATCAGTTCTTCGATCATCATGTGTGTATCAGCGTCGGAGTTCGGACCTGCTATGTTCGACATTGCATCCAGCGACATAATCTGAATTCGCCTAGCCCGATGCTCTACGTCCCTCATGTGTCGAAAGACACCAGACAATCGTCCATGGAAGAACGTTATGAACGATCCACTGCGCCTGTAACAGATCATACACTTGAGCAACTCTTCCTCTGCTTGTGCTTTTAGTTCTTCGATTTGTGTATCGTCGGTTCCTATTTGGAACGCTAGCTTGTTAATCAGCGGAGCATATTGAATGCGTGCCAGATCGAAGTAGGCTTTGGTTATCCGTCGCTGTCGTTTCATCATTTACCGAATCCTTTGTTGAGTTTCTGTTCCATGCGTGATGTCCAGATGCCGTCAATCAAGCCTACTTTTATTGCCTGATGTGGTGACATCCACTTGGTTTGATTCATCATCTCCCTCAACTGCTTGGTGGTTACCTTCATTCTTCGTGCCAGGGCTGCGACTTTTCGGCGATAGTCCTCTTCTAGATACCCAGTCATCTGACCGTGCCGCTCGATTGAATCTGGGGCATTCTGAATAATTATCGAGTGTAGCATAAGGGATGAATTCGGGGTAGAATATCGGTGTCCTTTTGCACCAAAGGCGGCAATCATCGCCGCCATCGAGTGTCCCTGTCCACGGACAATTGTGTGAATTGGACAACGACACGCCAACATCTGGTCTATGATAGCATATCCAGATGCAAGGCATCCACCTGGGCTGTTGATGTACATATATACCGGATCGGGTCTCAGAGAGAATAGTTGTAAGTAGCTACATATGTGTGTAGACGCTATCTCGTTAATCTCTCCAACCACCAACAAACGGCGAGTTCTCACAAGAAACTCTTCGACTATCTCATCCAGTTGGATAGGCATAGTCGGTTCTGGCTCGACCTCGACTTCCGTTTCTGGCTCGCAGCCATTTCTTCGTTTCTTTGTGTTAAACTTCACGCTTTTCTCCAAAGGGGTGACAACGTCTATGAACTTCCGCAAGTCGATCATGACTAATCGCCAGATAAGTCTGCGTCGTTGATAAGTGTTGGTGACCCAGCAGAGCTTGCACGAGTTCCAAGTCCACACCACGATTCATCAGCGATGTGGCACAACTTCTACGCAACATATGGGCCGTGGTATGTTCTACACCTGCCCGACGAGAAAGGGACATCAGCATATCGCTGACGGCACGGCGGGTAATCCGCTGACCATTAGACTTGACGAACACCCCTTTTGTGTCTGATCGACGATCTGGGGCAATGTATACCTGGGTGGCTTCAACACATCTCGGGGTTGTTGGGACGATTCTTTCACGACCACCTTTCCCCCTGACACGTATTTCGCGCCGATGGAGATTGATGTCTCCGAGATCAAGGCCACACAATTCAGACACACGAAGGCCGCTGTGATACATGGTCAGTATAACAGCGACATCCCTGCGAACGTTAGTGGCTCTGCATACGGGTAAACGCTTTTCCACAGTGGCCACAAGAGCATCCACAGCTTCAGGGTCCAAGGCATCTGGTATCCTCCTACTGGTTCGAACCGAATCTATCATGTTTGGGGTGTTGGGGTCGAGAAGACCAAGACTAATGAGATGGTGGCATAGGCACCTCACAGACATACACTTGCGGCGCACCGTGGTTGGTTTCAATCCACGTTTCTGTAGGTGGCCGACGAAGGTTTCGATTGATCGGGCAGTCAATTCTTGTGCCCCGATAAAATCAAGGAATTCTTGTGCATCTCTTGTGTACGCCGAAAGCGTCTCCTGTGCCAAACCAAGCTCGGTGCGGATGTATGTTTCAAATCCATCTATGATTGCCGTAGACATCGCAATCCTCTCGTCTTATTATACGCCCAACTCCGACATCTGTTCCACACATTCTCTTTTTTTTCTTACACCCGACGATGCGTTGACTCAACACCCTCTGTCCCGTCCTCCAGGTTGACGATCCCGAGACCGTGTGCGAACAGCGGTGCTTTATCCTGTAGGATGCGGCAAACCTTGACAGCAAGAGCACGAATTTCAACATCCGCTGCCGGATTGGCGCGGAGTTCGATCAGGTGACGAACAGCCCTCGCATTCATGGTGACGACAATCTTGGTCTCTGTCGCATTCGGAAGAACCGACCTTGCTGCTTGGCGAGCCTTCTTGCGCCGCTCCAGCCTGCTCTCGATGTCCCCATACATTGCCGACAGCTTGTCGGTCAGTTCTTCGTAAAGCTGCCTCGAACGCTCACAGTGCTCCACCCACGCCCTGTAAGTCTCTTCGTCCGTCTTTGCCAATTCCTGGATTGCTGGCGGGACTATGAAGGCGACGTTAGACGAATCCACATACCGCTGACTCAGTTGCGAGTAAGATGCGATCCGGTGACGCACCAATTCGTGGGTCAGACTACGAGAGATGTTCCACATGGCAAAGTTGAACGTGGCATGTTCGATACACGCACCGTGTCCGACTTCGATCAGATGTTTGATATGGTCTTCGTGAGACCTGCCCTTTGCGGTCTGGCCCTGTTTCGGCCACGACTGGTAACACATGCGGCCAGCGAATTCAACGAGCCATTCGCCGTCGTCGTCTCCCAGACTCATCATGGATTCCAGTTTTTCAGTAAGCTCGGGCCATTCGTACCCATGCTCTTCCAGGAACCGCATGATTCCATCGACTTCCAGCACCGGCTTTCCAACCAACGCTACTTCAGGCTCAGTAACAAAGCTCATTCTATCCTCCCTTGATTTCATAGGTCAGCTTGACTCCGCTGAATTCACTCGATAGAATCACGGCGAGTTGGTCAACGACCCTCTGCCTCAAGTCCACCGCAACATCCAAAACCACTTTCAATTCATCTTTGGTGACAGTCTTGGCTGTCCTGTGCGGATGCATCAGTTTCAACAGCCCAGACCCTATCCGTACCAACGAACGCTGATTACGCTGAGACATATCACCGAAACACACGTTCTCTGTGATAACCGGCGCATAGTTGCGATCCCTCATCCGGTGCATGATTTCGCTGACATAATCTGCCATGAATCCAGGCCCCTTGGCGAGCTTAGACTCTCGTATCTGAGGTATCTGCCATCCTGGGATGAATCCATGAATACGATCCAAGAAGGCACGATCCTGATTGACCGCTTGTGGCAACGGAGCAAACAGACTCCGATACCTAGCGGCTACCGCCTTCTTTTGTCGATCACAGTCGATGTTGCCAGCGAACATGACAGAACAACCAGACGCAAACTCAGCGGTTCCCCTGCCGAATCGACCGCTGTTCATGAAGTCTTTCAGCATGTCGATCAGGTCTGATTGTCCAGACCACTTGTTGCCGCTGCGCCCACCAGCGAACTCATCGAACATCACCACATCCCGATACCCAACCAGACCTAGTTGACGCCGCAGTTTGTCGTAGAACAACGAAGCAACGGTGGTTTGACCACCAGAGACTACGAAGCCATGAGAACTGAGTGACTGGTAAGCGAACGTCTTTCCTGTTTCTGGCGGGCCTAGCTCACAGAAGTTGACATTAGCTTCGATAAACGGAACCAGCCTAACCATATACAACAGTTTCTCTTGGCGCGAAAGACAGTCTGGGTCGAAACCTACGCTTGTGATCATCAGGTCAAGCCACTCGTCGTCGGTGAATCGTTCACGACGTTGTATCCAGGTATCCAGATTGATGCCCGTGATCTGCATGGGGCGGAATTCGGTGACCAGGAACGGGTACAGCTTCTTTCGCATGACGTAGGATTCATCGTACACGATTTTGAAGACACCCCACGCACCGGTCGTCAACAGCGTATCTCCATATTCGGCTATGAGGTGTGGATTGATTCGGATGTACTGGTTGCCCAGCGCCGTGACATCCACCCAATATTCGTCCTTCCCCTCATCGAACCGACAACGGATGCGACCAATTAGGGTGTATTCCCCCTGCTCCCTGATTCGACTTTTGACCAATTCCTTCTGGTCCGACTCCATGAAGTGATCGCTCAGTAGTTTGCTGATACGCTCCAGGCCGGGGGTTGGGTCTGCCGGATTGACCATTTCGGAGATCAGGTAGTCAACGACGAACGCCGGAAGCTTGCGGAATTGCTCGCTGAGACACGCGAGACCCTTGTCTACAATAATTCCACGCTCACTGAAAACAGCGGCGGCTTTGTGTTT